GTCCAAGGGCACGGCGCGCCATGTGGAAACGGAGGATACCGGCGCAAACCCTCCGAAGCCGACGACGGCAGCACGTTCGCGTGGCTCCAGTTCTACGCCTGCTCGCTCCTCGGCTACTCGCGCGAAGAGTACAACCTGACCGTTATCGGGGAGCTTCTCGACCAGATCGAGATTTACAAGATTTTCAACCGTATGGCGAAAGCGAAACGGCGTCTGGACATCGACGATGTGATTCCCTTTGCCCTCGACTGATGCCGGGCTGTGGAGCATCCACGGCTCGGCATTTCCATTTCAACACGGAGGAGGTGACGCACTATGGCGAATGACGGCAGTATCGGCGTTAAGCTCAAGGCAGAGGGCGAGGCTGCGTTCAAGAAAGCGCTCTCCGACCTCAACGCGCAGTTCAAGCTGGTCAAGTCCGAGCTGAACCTGGTTTCTTCCGAGTACGACCAGAACGATCGGTCCGCCGCTGCCGTAGCCGCGCGCTCCGAGGCGCTTACGAAGCAGATCGAGGCACAGAAGTCCAAGGTGGAACTGCTTCAAAAGGCGCTCGATTCCGCCGCAACCGCCTATGGCGAGAGCGACAAGCGCACCCTCTCCTACGCAACCCAGCTCAATAACGCCAAGGCTGAGCTGAATAACATGAACACCGCCCTGGAATCCAACCAGGGGGCTCTGGAAGACACGGCAGAGTCCACAGGGCAGGCGAAAGACGCGGGCCAGGTGCTGGACGAGAAGCTCTCCACGCTCGACAGTTCCTTGAAAGTCCTCCGTTCGCAGCTGAATCTCGTGACCTCCGAGTACGGTTCCGACGCAAAATCCGTCGAGGCGCTCTCCGCCAAACAAGCCGTCCTGAACCAGCAGGTAGACCTGCAAAAGCAAAAGATCACCACGTTGCAGGCCGCGCTCATGCGCGCGACCGCCGAGTACGGCGAGGGATCCGCCGAGGCGAACAAATACCAGGCGTCGTTGTACGACGCGCAGGCCACTCTCGGAAAGCTCGAAGGCGAGCTGAAGGACTGCGGCGCTGAACTGGACAAGGCCGCCTCCGGCATGGACGACGCGGAAGGCGAAGCCAGGGAACTGGACAAGGCGGTGGACGACGCGGGCGACGCCGCGGAGCAGTCGGGCGAAAAGTACGGCAGATTCGCATCCGTTCTGGGCACCGTCGGCAAAGCCCTCGGCGCGGCTGTGGCCGCGGCCGGCACCGCCGCCGTCGCCCTCGCGAAATCCGTCGTGAGCGCCTACGCCGACTACGAGCAGTTGGTTGGCGGTGTGGACACCCTCTTCAAGGATTCCAGCAAAGAACTGCAATCCTATGCCGCCAACGCCTACAAGACCGCCGGGCTCTCCGCCAACGAGTATATGGAGACGGTCACGTCGTTCTCGGCGAGCCTCATTCAATCCCTTGGCGGCGACACGGAAAAAGCCGTCCAGTATGCCGATATGGCTATCACGGATATGTCGGATAACGCCAACAAAATGGGCACCGACATGTCTTCCATCCAGAACGCCTATCAGGGCTTCGCCAAGCAGAATTATACGATGCTTGACAACCTCAAACTGGGGTACGGCGGCACAAAGGAGGAAATGCAGCGTCTGCTTCAGGACGCCGGGAAAATCGCCGGGGTTAAATTCGATCTTTCTTCTTACTCCGACGTCGTCCAGGCCATCCACGTCATGCAGGAAAGCATGGGCATCGCGGGAACGACGGCGCTCGAGGCGGAGCATACCATCTCCGGCTCCATCGGGTCGCTCAAAGCCGCGTTTTCCAACCTCGTCGTGGGCTTCGGCGATTCGCAGGCCGATATGAAGCAGCTGTGCAACAACGTTGTGGACGCCTTCTCCGATGTGCTGACCAACATCACCCCGATCATTCAGAATATCGTAGAAGCTTTGCCGGTGGCGCTCGAAGCGATGATCCCCGTGATCAACCAACTGCTGCCAACCCTGCTCACAACTGTGGGCAACCTGTTTGAGCAGATTCTGAATATGCTGTTCTCGGTTCTGCCCGAGTTGATTCCCGTCGCCGTGGACGCGGTCATGACCATCGTGGACGCGCTGGTCGACAATCTGCCGCTGCTGGTTTCGGCGGCGCTCCAACTGATCACGACGCTGGTCAACGGCATCGGCGAGGCGCTGCCGGACCTCATTCCCGCGGCGGTCGAAGCCGTGATTACGATTGTGCAAGGCCTCATCGACAATATCGATCTGGTCATCGACGCGGCGCTCCAGCTGGTGGAGGGCTTGGCGAAAGGGGTCATCGACGCGATTCCCGTGCTCATCGCCGCGCTACCGAAGCTCATCACAAGTCTCATAGACAAGCTCTTGTCGGCGATTCCACAGATCATCCAGACCGGAATCACGCTGCTCGTGGCTCTTGTGGACGCTTTGCCTGAGATTATTGACGCGATTTGTGAAGCCATCCCTCTGATCATTGAGGGTTTGGTTACAGCGATCATGGACAATCTCGACGATATCATAGGCGCGGGTGTGCAGCTGTTCGTCGCGCTCATTACCAACTTGCCCAAGATTATCGTTGAAGTGGTCAAAGCTATTCCGAAGATCATCCTGGCGCTGGTCAACGGGCTCGTCGGTTCTTTCGGAACCATCGCCTCGACCGGCGAAGGCCTGCTGGCGTCCATTGTGACGAATCTTCAGCAGGCCGTGACGGATATCGTCGCCGCGCTCCCGGCGATTATCACGGGCATGGTGGACTTCTTCACGTCCATGTTCGGCACGATCGCCGAGGTGGGGCTGAACCTGTTGGGTTCGGTGGTTACGAGAATCTCTGAGGTCGTCACGAAGGTAATAACGGCGGTCGGCACGATTGTGACCAACATCAAGACGGCGCTCAGTTCCAAGCTCTCCGAGATTGCGACAACGGGGCAGAACCTCCTGAACGGCATCGTGCAGAACGTTTCTTCCGTCATTGCTACTGTGAAAACAGGAGTGGGCAATATCGTCACGTCCATCAAGGACTTCATCGTCGGTAAGGCGACGACCATCGCCTCCGCCGGTCAGTCTTTGCTTAACAACATCACGGCCAACGTGGGTTCCGTCATCACGAATGTGACCGGGAAGGTCAGCAATATCCTGAGCCGCATCAAGGAAAAGATCTCCGGCTACGCTTCGACCATCGCCTCGACGGGCACGACGCTGTTTGGCAGTCTGACGCGGAATATCGGGTCGGTCACGAGCAATATCGTCAACGCCTGTACCGGCATCCTAAGCAGGATTAAGACGGCGTTCTCGTCCGGCGTGTCCAGCCTGATCTCCATCGGTAAAAACCTCGCGGGCGGCATCTGGACGGGTCTTCAGAACGCGGCGAGCGGCCTGTACAGCAAGATTACCAACATGTGCAACAACCTTTGGAAAAAGGTCAAGAATTTCTTCGGGATTTCGAGTCCTTCCAAGCTGTTCCGGGATACCATCGGCGCGAACCTGGCGCTGGGTTTGGGCGAAGGCTTTGCGGGCGAGATGAACGACGTCGCGGAGGACATGCAGGCGGCTGTGCCGACCACGCTCAACGGCCCGAGCGTGAACGTCGGCGGAGTAGTCGGAAACAACCAGAACCTCGGTGCCGTAGCCTTTGGCTCTGCGGGCGGTCCGCTCATCATGATTCAACAGATGATTGTGAGAAGCGAGGAGGATATCCGCGCGATCTCCCAGCAGCTCTACAACATGATGCAGCAGTCGAGCCGCGCGCAGGGGTATTTCACTACGGCGTAAAACGAAAAACGGAGGATGCTCTTATCAAGCTCCTCCGCTTGTTCTTCTCAGAACAAATCTGAATGGGTGCCGGTTCGGGTTAGGGTCAGGACAAGAACGTCGTCGTCGTAACGGTAGATTAAAACCCAATCGTTCTGGATGTGACAGTCCCGATGACCGACATAGTTGCCTTGAAGCGCGTGGTCGTCGTACTTTTCCGGCAGGGTCTCTCCGTTTCTGAGAAGGTCAATGACCTCAGTGAGCAATGAGATTTTGTACCCACGGCTCTTACAGGTTTTGTAGTCCTTCTTGAACTTGGAAGTGTACTTGACTTCGTACTTCATGTGTCAAGGTCCGCCATCAGCGATCCCATGTCGGTAAAGCCTTTCACGCTGGGGTCGTGGGCAATCCTTTCCGCTTCAGCCATTGCCTCAAGCGTTTCTCGATTAGGCGTGTTCAGCGTGATGTCAAAAGGAATGCAGCGTTCACGCAGCGATTGGCGGATAAAGATGTTTATCGCCGTTGTGAGGCTCATTCCAAGTTCATTGTACAAAGCTTCTGCCTGTGCCTTGACGTCGGTGTCCATTCGGATGCTGAGATTGGTTGAGCTTGCCAAGTGATCATCTCCTTTACTGCTGGCTCACGAATAGTATAGCACGCCGCGCAAAAACAATCAATAGAATGCAAGAAAAATTCTGTGCAACGCACAAAACTATCATCGCAAAGCAGTGAATGGAAATTGAACGACTCCAGCTTCAATCGGAGTCTCTTCATTAATATACCACGCTACAGCAGCCGGTCAAGCTGGCGGAAAGGAGATGATCGCATGGGCTTTTCTTTCAGTGGAATTCACTCGAGCGCGATGGGCATCCGCGCGCGGCTGACGGACTGGCAGTTCATTCCAGCCGTGAGCAACAACACGGTGACGATTCCGGGCAAGTCCGGGGTGGCGGATTTCGGCGCGAGTAAATCTAGCCGCCGAATCAGCGTCAAATGCGGCGTGAATCCCACAGGATCAATGACCGCGCTCATCAGCCGTCTGGATGCGCTCGCCGCGTGGCTCGACCCTGTGACCGGACTGCAGACGCTCGTTTTTGACGACCTTCCGGACAGATACTTCAGCGCGCGGCTCGACGCGGCCATCGACTGTACTCGCTTGATTCGCGGCGCGGGTTCCTTCGACCTCGATTTCTTCTGCCCTGACCCTTTCGGCTATGCCGTCACCGATGAAAACTTCACGATTACCAGCACCGACTCCCACACCATCCTTCGCACGAAAGGCAACGCGGTCAGCCTGCCGGAATATCGCCTCATGGGCGAGGTCGTGAACAACAGCTCCGCCAGATGGTTCAGAATCACGACCAACGATGTGGCGCTGACGATCTCCGGCAGGCTCGCCGCCAATGAGGTGCTGGTCATCGACTCCGCCAACATGACGGCGAAAGTGGTGGACACGGACGGTGTGCTCGTGAAGAACGGTCTGCCTTTTCTGTCCTCGCTCAATCTGCCCGAACTGAACATGGGCGGCAACACCGTGAGCATCGAGGCGCGGGGGTGTACGTTCGCGTCCTTGGCAATTCAAGCGAAGAGCAGGTGGAGGTAAGCTATGGCCGTCATATCGATATTGTCCAAACAGTCGGACTTCACGGGTGAGACGCCTGTGATGAATCACACCAAAGGCTTATGGCGTTTCAATTCGGGCATCGTTTCGGACGAAAATGTAATCAGCTTTCTGGATTCGTCGGACTACCTGCGTCCCGCCGTCCTGGTCGGCACCGATTACGCCCTTTCGACCGACGCGGTGTTCGGCAATAGCTTAGAGCTGAACATGGCAGGTTCGACCAGCTATCTTCGAGTCGCCAACGACGGCTCGATGTTCAACCCGCTCTACGGCAGATTTGCCTTCGGCGGCTGTTTCAAGCTTCCGACAGTCCCGTCCGGCTCCGTGCCTCTCATGTCGGCGCAGGCGAGCAACGGCACGTCTCTCTTTCGCTTGGAAGTCTCCAATGGGCGCGTGTCCGTCATGCTCTGCGGCGCTACGGGCACGACCTGCTATATCTATTCCGAAACCATGCAACTCCAGCCCAATCGCTGGTACTTTATCGCCGTCACCGTGGATACCGAAAGGCTGACGGTGCAGGTGGTCGTTGGCGACTATACGGATGGTTCTTTCTACACGTCGCCGCTGCGCACTTTTCAATCTCCCGTCAACCCTTCTTCCACAGCCGATCTTCTTATCGGCGCATGGGATTACGAGCACGACGGCAATATGACCTGCGCCTCGGCGGTCTTTGATGATTTGTTCATCGAGACGGACTCTGATTACACGGCGTACCTTCTGGAGCGTCAGTTCCTCACCAGCCGCTCGTCTGACCAGGGCAACACCACCTGCGACGTTTGGACGAATCCCGGCACGGTGACGTTGACTCAAATTAACGGCGCGTATCCGCCCGTGGGCGATTTCATTACCCGCGCCGTCGCCTACGATATTACAGGGAGCGGAAAGGCGGCGTGGGACTTCGCGTATCTCTCCGGCACGACAAGCCTTGGAGGTGTCGAGAGTTCGACCAGCTCCGACCTGCTGCATTGGACAGAATGGTCGCCGGTGGATGGGGAAGGGAATATCACATCTCCCGCCGCCGAGTATATCCGCTTCCGAATTACCCTTTGCACCAACGACACGACAAGGACTCCGCGCTTCAACGAGCTGCGCGTCTACGATATCCCCAATAAGCTCTTTGAGGTGCGAGGGTACAGCTATCCGGTAATCCTGGATAGCTCCGGCGCGCCCGCCGCGGTGCTGGAGAACGCCTACGACATTACGGTCGCGGGCGAAATCAACGGCGAGGATGTGCTGAAGTTCTCGCTGCCATTCAAGGACTCCAAACGGCCATACGTCCTGAACGAAGCCAAGATTCAAATCGTCGACGATATCTACAAAATCAGGACTGTCACCGACGAGAAGTCTTCTGACGGAACGTCCACCACGACCGTGTATGCCGAGGCTGAATTCTACGATCTCGGCTTTTCCGTGTATCGGCCCGTGAAAGAGTTCATCTCCGAGACGGCCAGGAACGAGATGGCATATGCCCTTGACGGCACGGGCTGGTATGTGGGCGACGTGCAGGTGAGCACAAAACGGTCATGGAAGAGCGAGAAAACCAACGCGCTGGCCATTCTCCGCGCCATCGCTGATATTCATGGCGGCGACCTTGTTTTCGACTGTCCGCGACGGCTGGTTCATCTCTACACGCAGTACGGCTCCGACTCCGGGGCTGTGTTCGCCTACAACAAGAATATGAGCCAGATCCGGAAGGTGACGAACACCGGGAGTCTGATCACAAGGCTGTACGCCGTGGGCGCGGAGGGCATGACCTTTGCCGATATCAATCAGGGCAAGGCGTATGTGGAGGACTACACCTACACATCAGAGGTCAGAATCTCCACCCTCGACTGTACGTCCTTCACCAACCCCACGCAGATGCTGGAGTACACCCGGATGCGCCTTGCGCAGTACGCCACTCCGACTGTGAGTTATGAGCTGGCCGCGATGGACCTGAGCCTATTGACGGGTTATCAGCATGAGAAGTGGGAGCTGGGCGACCGGGTCACGGTGTATGACAAAGAGCTGGGTATCAACGTCAAGACCAGGGTTGTCCGGCGGGAGTACAACCTGCAGGAGCCGTGGAAATCGAAGCTGGAGCTGAGTACGACGCTGAAGAACCTGTCAAGCTCCAGCTCCACATGGGACTCCGCCGTCGCCGCGACCGAGGGCGAGAGCCTGGTATCCAGCGTGGACATCAAGGACATGGTGTCTTTCAACCACTTGAAGAATTCCAGAGCGGACGATGGTTTCTCTCACTGGGTGAACAACGGGTTTGTGGTCGATTCCGATAACGGCGCGAGCGGCAGCAGTTCCTTCAAAGCCTCCGGTGTGCTGAACGGCACGAAGAGCCTCAGTCAGATCGTTTATCCTGCCACCCGCGACAACTACACGTTTTCGGCAAAGGTCGCGTCTGACGGCATCGAGCTGGGCGCTGACGGCGCGGTCACGCTGGAGATTGAGATCACTTACGACGACGGCAGCGTGGAGTCGAAAGAGTACGATTTGTACTGATGGAGGTGATGACCGTGGTTTCCTATACAAATATGGTGCAGAAGATCGCGCCGACGACCGCTGTGGCGGGGAGCGAGGAAGGCAGAAAGGTAAGATCCATCCGCCTAAAGGTCTCCGTGAAGAACGCCACGGGCGACCTGTATATCACCGATATGATGCTCCAATCCGGCTCCATCGCCACGGGCTGGACGGGGCATGTCAGCGAGATACAGTTCACACAGGACGGGTAAAGAAACAGCGGAGGCGTTCGTCGCGTACTCCGCTGTGGTTTTATCACAGAAGCCAGGGCAGTTCCTGCCGCGCATCGAGGATCATGTCCACGAAAACATGGTCGTCCTTCACCTGATAGAGCACCAGGTAGTACTTCGCAACGAACATCTTATGGTATTTGTTCGGGGGAATGTACGGCTCGTTGAAAAAGGGATACCGCATGGGCATCTCGCATAACGTCCGAATCGCTGCAATCAGACGCGTTTGCAGTTCCCGCGCCGCTTCTTCGCTCTTCTCGGCAAGGAAGGCGACGTGGTTTCCCACGTCGAGCTTTGCCTGATCGGAAACGACGACGTGGTATTCAGTCATGCTTTTTCACGCTGCCAATCACGTCGGACAGGTAGCTGTCCAACTCGTCGACGGAGCAGCCGCGCTGACCGGCTTGACGATCCTCTTCCACGGCGAGTAAACGCTCGCGCAGCTCCAACATCTTTTCGCGGCGCTGGAAGGACTCGATGTCCATGACGACAAGGTCGCCTTCGCCGTTCTTGGTGAGGTAGACGGGCTTGCGCGTTGTGCGACAGAGATTCGCGATCTCGTTGTAGTTCTGCCGGATGGCGGCGGACGGTCTGATGTCCATGTTTTCACCTCCGGATGGCATTTTCATGACTGAATTATAGCATCAAACTGCTATCTTGTCAAGCACGGCAGGAGAAAGACGAAAGGAAGATGAGCGGCGATGACCTTCAAACGATTTGAAACTCTTGTTGATAACCCTCAGCCGGAGAAGCGTGTGGCGAGCGTTCGCGTGGGCGTCCGGCTTTACAATGCGACAGGTCAGATTGCCATCACGGACATGCTGTTCCAGGAGGGCGACAAGGCGACGGGGCACGCACCGAGCCCTTCTGAGATGCTTGTGGCCACCGACCGCAGGCGCAGGGTGAACGCCGTGATTCACGGCGACGCCACGCTGGTGCTGTTGAACAATGGTACGGCGGCTTGCGGCACGACCATAACCGTCAAGCCAATCACGAACTGCTCCGGCATGGTTCTATCCCAAGGTTATGGAGCGCAAAGGCTGGAAGCTGGAAGCATGAGTACCAGGGCTGAGGTTATCATCGACAGCCTTTCGGCAAGCGTTACCGTGAATGATGCGGAAGTCGCTCACAGCGGCTTCTTTCCATATATACAGGATGGCATGTCGCGGCACAGAGTGACGGCTGGTGGCTCGGCGGTAGTGTTGTTCGACTTCACTGAAAGGGACAGAGGCGTAAGCTCATGACGATGGCATGGATTGATGACATTACGTCCGAGCTGCTCTCGTGGCTAGCCACCGCGCCCTTTTTGCCGGATCTGATCGCCGTTCGCTGCCTGACCTTCGACAGCGCCGGCGCGATCAGCCTTTCCATGAATATCTCGGAGCTGACTTCGATTATCTCTGATCGGACGGACGCCCGCTGGCTCCTGTCCCTTTCCAACGCGAACGAGGCGGCGTTTGTGGCCGTCCGGGATAACACGGCTGGTGCGAGAGACGCGCTGCTTGCCAATGTCAGGGGCTTTAAGTCTGCGTATCCGGGCTTTCGTGGCCTGGATGTGCGGCTCTCCAGCGTTTCCGATAACACGCACAAAACCGCCGTCCGCGATCTCGTCACCAGCCTGTACCTTCACTACAAGCGCGGCTTCATCCAGGGGCATTACAACCTGACGCTTCCGGCTTGTTCCGAAACCAACTGCACATGGGTGAATCATCAGTCCTTTGTCGGCTTCTGCAACACGGTAACGGTGCTGTTCGGCGGGGATGAAAGGCTTGCGGATATCGACAGCGTGCTGACAGAGTTTTCTGGCTGGTACGCGCCTTCTTCCATCCTGCTCGGTTTGCCCGTCAGCGGTAAACTCTACGGCAGTGATGGCAGTATAACCGATGCGCCTTTCGCCATAACGGCCGCTCACATGCTCGGCACACGGAGGATCTCCGCGGACCAACCCTATGCGGCGTTTGCCGGGTATCTGAACACGGGCGAATACACGACCACGGTCATGCCTTACGTCTACGATTTCGCCGCTCAATCAGCGACTCTGCGCCCGCGCGCTTTGACAGACGCGACCGGGCAAAGCATGACGGCAGAAAGCCTATCACTGTTCGCTCTGCTTCGCCGTCACCCGCCAACGCCTGTGAGCTACTGGCGTGACACCTTTGTCTCTTACGATACGCTGGAAAACTACAATTCGGATAACGGCGAGTACGGCGTGGAGGACGACTACGAGGATGAATCGGGCAAGCACTATCTGGCCGGGAAGGGGACGCTGCTGTACAAAGCGCGCTCATTCACAGACTTCTACGCCTCGCTCACCTTTTTGGAACCCAGTGACCGCACTGGAATTTTCGGCAGAACGGGCATCTGCTGCGGGAATCTGCTGATTGTCTACAATGACCCATATGACAGGCTGGAGGTTTATCAGGGGCCGTATCTTAACGACCAGTATCGTTTGGCGACCTACTCTGCCCCTTTGGAGAGAAGTGACCGTCCATTCGCCGCGCCTCACTGGTTCCGGTTGGAGGTCAGGAAGCGCGGCAATGTGGTCACGGTCTACTATGTCGGTCTGCCTGTGATCACCCAGAACGTTTCGGCGACGAGCGGATATGTGGGAATCTACTCCGAGTATCTGACCCTGTGCTCGGAGTTCATTATCGGCGACGCCTATCAGTACGACGCGCATGAATCCATCAGCCTCTCGCTGGCGGGGCGGTTGTACAGTTTCGGCAGGGTGACGCGGACGGGTGCTGCGTGGTCCGGCTCCGTGTTCTCCCTTTCGGGCACGAATGAGGAGACGGACAGCAGGTCTATCACGCTCGATGGTCGTGTTGAAGCGTTCAGCCTCGGCGTGATAAACAATCTCGCTGTCGGCGCTGATGCCGCGTTGACCGTAGGCTCATCTGACCCCGACGCGGAGCTGGCCGCCGTTTGCCTTTCCGATTCCCACGGCGGAGGTGTCATCCGATTCAGAACGAGCCTTGACCTGCAGGAACTATACAACCGTGAGGTTTATGAACACGGTCTGGCCGGTCTCGCACTCGACGGCTTGGGCGCGGAGGATGCCGCCGTTTGGGGACTGGTGTAGCCCTACCATTTCAATCATTCCAGAATATGCCGTCCACAACGAGTACGTGGGCGGCTTTTTCACGCGCCGCGACAGGCGCAACCGGCCAACACAAGGAGGACACACACATGACAGCGACAGAACTGAGAAACCAAGTCGTCACCCTTTACAAGTCCCGGCGGGGAAAGAACAAGTACACGCAGGGCGCCGACCGCGGGTACTTCTTTGGCAAGCCCGAGGGGACGAACCCCGGCTACTCCGACTGCTCCTCGTCCATCCGCGCCGTCTACAAGCGCGTGTTGGGCGTGGACATCGGCTCCAACACCGACACGCAGGTGCGTTCGAAGAGAGGCGCCGTGGTTGACACGACTACCGGCCTCTATCCCAACGAAGCCAACCTTCGTCCGGGCGACACCCTCTACTTCAAGGGCAACAACAGCCACACCGAGGGCGTGGGGCACGTCGAGCTGTATATCGGCAAAGGACAGTGCGCGGGTCACGGTTCCGGGA